CCTGAACGGTTATGTAAAGTACCCAACACGGCTAAACGAAGAAGGCTTTGACCGGGTGAAACGCGGGTGGAATGCTAACTACGGAGGTGCTGAGAACAGCGGCAAAACCGCAATCTTAGATCAGGGCAGCGAATTTGTGCCCTTAAATATGGGGCCGCAGGATGCCGGGCTTATCCCTACTCAGAAGTTCAATGTCGAAGATATAGCGCGGATTACAGGCGTGCCTATGCATATGCTACAAGCACTTGACCGTGCGACATTCAATAACATAGAGCAGCTAAGCCTTGAATTTGCAAAGTACACTATCCGTCCGTGGGTAAAGCGGTGGGAGCAGGAATACAACCGCAAGGTATTCAGCCAATACGAGCGTGGCCAATTCAAGGTGCGACTTAATATGGATGCCTTCATGCGGGCAGACACCGAAGCACGGGCAGAGTATTATAACAAAGCTATCCAAAATGGATGGATGAGCATCAATGAAGTGCGCAAGACTGAAAAGCTAAACCCTGTAGAGGGCGGTGACAAGCATTTCATCCAGCTTAATATGACAACTATCGACCAGCCTACCGGGCAGGACGGGCAAAATAGTGAACAGGATGCCGTATGACGATTACCCCAGGGCGGCAAGTGAGCAAGCCCGAAAGGCATTGCAGCACAGAGAAAGTAACGGCAGTGATTGCGGCACGGCAGTAGGCTGGGCGAGAGCCAACCAACTAGCAAACCGCGAGGTAATCAGTGTTGAAACAGTGAAACGCACTTATAGCTTTCTGTCGAGGGCTAAGGTCTACGATCAAGGGCGGTTCACAGACGATGACGGCAATGAAATATGCGGCAGCGTAATGTATGCAGCATGGGGGGGCAATCCTATGCTAAGGTGGAGCGAGACAATAGTTGATAACCTCCCTGAATCAGAAAGAGCAATGGAAAAGCTAAAGTTAAAAAGGCATATCGTAGGCATTGAAGAGGATGAAGATTTCATCACTATCACTTTTGCAAAGCCGGACATGGATGACATGAACGATGTAGAAGAGAATGCTTACGGGAAGAAAAAGAAGAAAAAAGAACGGGCAGAACCGGGCGAGCTATCAACGGGCGATTACGTCAGTTGGAACAACTCAGGTGGTAGAGCTTACGGGCAGATCACCGAGATTGAAACCGATGGCACTCTGGTTGCCGATAGCGGATTTGAAGTTACCGGCACCCCTGATGACCCGGCAGCGCTAATAAGTGTCTATAACTTGGATGAAGATTCCGGGCTATTCGTCGAGCGCGACCCTACGTTAATTGTTGCACACCGCTTTACTGCTCTTACAAAAGAGATGGCAAGCGATTTCCGCAGCGCAAAAACTACTGAAGTGGAATATCGATTTAAGCCCGCTGAAAAGCCGCAGGTGACAGGCAGCACAGAGCGCCGGACCTATAACGCTGAACTGCGCATGGATATGAAAACAGGCAAAGCGCAAATACGTGGCTATGCTGCTGTTTTCGATTCTGACAGTGAATTGCTAATGGGCAGCTTTGTCGAGCGCATTGATAAAACAGCGTTCAACGAAGCAGATATGTCAGATGTGCGGGCGCTTTTCAACCATGATCCTAATTTCGTATTGGGGCGAACTACTAACAACACCCTACAGCTTGAAATTGATGAGCGTGGGCTTCGCTATACTATCACACCCCCTGACACACAGCTTGTACGGGATCTGGTAATTGAGCCTATGAAGCGGGGCGATGTATCACAAAGCTCATTCGGGTTCACTTTGATGGACGATGAATGGGATGAAAGCGGAGAATACCCTGTCCGCACCTTAAAGCGCATTGGTGAAGTGTTCGACATTTCACCTGTTACCTTCCCTGCTTATGTGCAAACAGAAGCAAGCGCACGGAGTATTGAGAAGCGGACAGCGAAAAAAGAAAAAGAAGAACGAACAACGCGGGCCAGCCTGGCAGGGCGGAAGCTGCGTATCATGGAGTTGCCGGAAGGTGACGAGTAACCTATTTTTTTTAATAGCAAAAAATCAAAGCTATGAAAAGTACAGAGCAATTGCTCAATGGCCAGGCAAGCGCACAGGAACTGCGCGAGGGCCGGGCGTGGATCAAAGAGCAGATGCGCGACATCGTGAACTCTGCAAATACTGAAAAGCGCGACCTCAACAAAGAGGAGGATGAGCGCTTTATGAAGTTCGATAATGACTATCAATCTCTTACCCGCAAGCTGGACCGCCAGAAGCGAGTTGAAGAGCTTGAAAAAGAGCAGATTGAACAGCGTGCGCAGCGTGGTGAAGCGGAAAAGGCTACTAAGCAGCCCAGCGCTGAGGACAAGGAAAAGCAATACCGGAGCATCTTCGGAAAATACCTGCGATGGGGCGCAAGCTCCCTGAACGCCAGCGAGCAGCAAATCCTGATGGAGAAGCGCGGTACGGACCCGCAGACCACAGCCGATGCGCAAGGTGGTTACACGATCCCGCAGGGGTTCAGCGAGGAGCTTGAAATCCGAATGAAGTATTTCGGGGAGATGCTGAATGTCGCCCGGCTGTTCAACACAGCAACAGGAAACCAAGTGGACTGGCCGACGGTGGACGACACATCTGCAATCGGCTCTATCCTTACGGAAACCGCAGGTGCGGCAGCCGTTCAGGATATGACCTTCGCAAACAAGCAGCTTGACGCTTACACCTATACCTCCGGTATCGTTAAAGTGTCAGTACAGCTCGCACAGGACAGCGCCTTCGACCTGGAAAACTTCATTATTGACAGCTTTGCAGAGCGTTTGGGCCGGATCATCAACCAGCACGCGACAACTGGCACAGGCACAGCACAGCCTAACGGTTTTGTGACGGCAGCTACAGTTGGCGAAACCTCTACCGCTGTTGATGCGATCACACGAGCGGAGCTTGTCAACCTGTTGCACTCTGTTGACCGTGCATACCGCCCGAATGGCATTTGGATGTTCAACGACACTACCCTTGCAGCGATCAAGAAGCTGAGCTTTGGCTCCGCTGATGACCGGCCATTGTGGGTGCCATCTATGCGGGACGGAGAGCCTGACACTTTGGAGGGCTACCGCTACAGCGTCAACAACGACATGGCGGACCTCGGGGCAGACAACAAGCCGGTGGCGTTTGGCGACTTCTCAAAGTACGTTATCCGCTTGGCGGGCGACCCGGTGTTTGTCCGTATGCAGGAACGCTACATGGATGAGCTGAAAGTAGGGTTCATTTCCTACCGCCGGATGGATGGTGAGCTGATCCAGAGCAACGCGATCAAAGTGCTGCAAAACGCTGCTTCGTAATGAAGGAAGTGAGAATATTTAAGGGCCTAGCAGGGAAAGACTACACTTTCCCTGCGGGTTCTCTTCAGACCGTAACGGATGAGAAGGCTGCCGAGCTATCCCGGAAGGGGTTAGCAGAGATTGTTGGCGAAGTCAAAGCGACAGTAAGCCGTAAGGCTACGACGCGGAGGACTGCAACGAAGGCAACACCGAAGCCTGAGCCACCAAAGGCAGCAGATACCGAGCAGAAAGAAGAGCCGAAAGAAGCAGAAGAGAAACCGAAAGCTCCGCGAAAAAAGCGCGGCCGCAAACCTCGAAAGTAAATGATTAGAGAAACATCAGCCCCCGCTGAAGAGGCGGTGTCACTAGCGGAAGCGAAGGCGCACCTAAAGGTGGATTTTACCGCTGATGATGATTATATCACAGCGCTAATTACCGCTGCCCGGCAACAGGCAGAAGAGTACACTAATTTGGCGCTGGTAGATACTACTTATGAGCAAGCGTTCGACGGTTTTCCGGCAACAACAAGGCTTAACCCGCACCAGTCGCTAGTATTGTGGCGATCACCTGTTATCAGTGTGACAAGCCTAGTTTATACTGCTGAGGACGGCACTAGCACTACTGAGCCATCTGCTAATTACAAGGTTGACACCCACCGGAAACCCGGAAGCATCAGCCCTGTATATGGCTACTCATGGCAATCAGCGCAGGATATACCTGCAAGTGTTGTGGTGACTTTCCGGGCAGGATATGCGGATGCAGCGAGCGTGCCGGCACCTATTAAGCAGGCACTGCTGCTGATGATCGGGGCATGGTATGACAACAGAGAGGACAGCGTGTATAACCTGCCGACACAAAGCAGGGTTATGCTCGATCACTACAGAGTAAGCCGTTTCTGATGTACAACAAAAAGGAGAACATAGGGCGCATGAGGCACAGGGTGCAATTCCTTAAACCAACCTACACTGAAAATGATTTTGGCGAAAAGGAAAAGACCTATACCCAGCAAGATGCTACATGGGCACACATTGAGTACAAAGAGTCAGGCTCTGGTGAATCAAGCGATGCAAGCCGGATAACGTCTGTTGTCAATTGCTTAGTGACGATCAGGTTTAACAGCGAAATTAATGCTGAATGGCGGATGACTCACAATAATGAAAAGTTCAATATCAGAACAGTGCTGCCTGATGCAAAAGAGATGTATATGCGCTTAGAGTGTGAGATTGATGAACCTGTAACTAGTTATTGAGATGACGCAGGTAATTGACATGAGGGAGGTTGAGTCTGTAGCTAAGAGGCTGACAGATGCACTAGATGAAATCTCGGATGCAAAAGAGCGCCAGCGCATTAACCGCAGAGCAGGACAGTTTGTACAATATGCTGCAAGGGCGAAAGCGCCACGGTCGAACAAGGTGCACTATCACTACCGAAGCTCCGGCAAGATCATCAAAAGCCTACGGGCAAAGCGGGGCAGCAGGACAGAAGACAGGGTGGCATACTATCCAGGCAACCTGCAACTGTCTATTCGGGTGCTGAGCCTTCGGCGCGCGATTAATGCTATCATTGGCCCCCGGATTTTGCGCAATGCAAGGGCAAAAAGCTACGGTAAGAATGAGCGCAACGTAAATGCATTCTATGCCCAGATGATCTACGGCAGTGCAAAGGCATTCCGGGACAGAGTGATGATACCTGCATTAGTAAGCCAACAAAGGCGGGTAGAATCTTATATCAAGCGTGAAATCGATGCTTTGAAGCGCAAGGCAGCAAGAAAAAACAACCTGACGTGAATCTAGGCAAGTTGACATATAGCCTGCTCAGTAATGATGCAACGATAACGGGCCTTGTCGGCAGCAGGATATTCCCTGTGCAGATACCGCAAGATACCGGCTATCCGGCTATTGTCTATCAGCATACGAGCCAACTGCCTACGAACATCAAAGACGGGCCCTCGCCCCTTGATGTTATTGATATGTCGCTTGTGATTTATTCGACAAGCTACAGCGATGCTCAGGATATTTCGGCGAGGTGCAGGGTTATTTTCGATCACTATCAGGGCACAGTGCAGGGCGTTACAGTTGACAAAATAAGCTTTGCGAACCAGTCTGATAATGACTTCATTGATGACTTCGGTTTTTTCGCTATCGAGCAGAGCTATAACGTAAGAATGAAACGATGAGGGTAAAACTGCTTAAAGATTGGACAGATGAAAAAGGGAGGACAGACAAAGCAGGCACTCACATTGAAATAGCATACAGGTATGCGCAGCGGCTAATTAAGAAAGGCGTTGCAATCCCTGACGAAGAAGAAATTGAAAGAGTAACGTCCTATTCAAAGGACAACCCACCACCAGAAGTGCAGGAGGTGGAGCTTGAACAAGAATTTTTTGAACCTGCCCCTGTGAAGCCAACGAAGGTGACATGGTGGGATAAACTTAAATCGCTATGGCATCGACTGGCGTAATTAATGGAACCAACCTGCGTATGTATATCGGCAGTACGCCAATTGCATACGCGACAAGCTGCACCCTGTCATTCAGCAGGGAGCTAAGGGAGACTATCCACAAAGACAACCCCGGCTCAGGCTGGGCAGAAAGCGAACCTGGGCAGAAGTCCGGCACGCTCACTGTTGAGGCGCTGTACAATGAGGACGGCACAACAAACAACTATGAAACCCCGCGCACGCTTTTTGATGCGCTGGATGACGGCACAGAGTTGAGCTGTACGGTTGAGACGGGTATTGATGGTGACAACATCTACACCTTCTCTGCTTTCTGTACTGAGTACGAAGTAACAGCATCTGTGGAAGAAAATGCAACCTACTCGGCGAGCTTCACTATCACAGGTGCGGTTACAATGAGCACAACCTAAAATATCTGCATGGTACACGAAATCAAAGTTGATGGCAAGAGCCTGCCTGTATCTTTCACGATGCGGGCGCTCAACCATTTTTGCATCAAGCACAAGCTCACTATCGGGCAATCTTTTGAAATGCTAGGCGCTACAGGCGGCGAGGGCAATCCTATACAGCTAACTTACGAGCAGATTGCTGATCTGTTCTTTTTTGGCTTGAAGGAAGGCCACCGCAAAGAATCTAAGAAATTCAACCTGAGCGCCGATGATGTCATGGACCTGTTTGATGAAAAGCCGGGCCTTCTCACAGAGATATTGGAAATCTATGGCGAGTCGCTGGCTCAAAAATGGGCAGCAGATGAGGCAAAAAACGCGAAAGCGCCCGAAGCGAAGAAAGCCAAGGGCGCGAAGTAAGTGTTAGCCAGCTTCATTACTACGCCTGCGGGATGGCAGGTATGGCGGAGGCTGACTTTTGGGATAACGAAGTATGGGTAGCCCTCAACAGGATTGATGCTTGGGGCATGAAGTACGAGCAGCAAGAAAAGGGCGAGCTACAGCGCGTCAGCCTGTTAGGATCATGGCTGCTTAACCCTTATAGCAAAAAAGGCAAGCCTGTGAAGCCTCAGGACCTACTGCCGTCTGTTTGGGA